CAACAAGAACCTCTTGATCACGACTGTGATCGAGTGTCCTGCTGGTGCTGACTTGGCCGACCCGGAGGATATTCGGGCTGCAATGAGTCTTCACATCGGTGCTCTTAACCAGCAGTCTGCTGGGCTCGGAGATACTACCATTCAAGGGACGATCTAGTCCTATGAATGGCAAGTTTTCGAGCAAGGACCTGATACAAAGGCTCATCTGGACGTTGGTGGGATACTTCGCGGCGCTTTACGGCGTCGTGAACATCCCTCCTCCACTCTAGAAGAGTCTGGTCAAACTCACAAAGGAACTGATCATGCAAGTCAAAACCACGAAGCTTTCGACGCCCCAGGCCTTTTGGGTCCGGACGACGATCGAGAACTATTGGTACTACAACCGACGCCGCAAAAGGTTGCGCAAGGAAGAGCGAAAGCTCCGCCAAGCATCCGATGTAGCGTTTCTCGAGGGGAAGACAGGCTTCAGTGTCTGGCTTTCCTGAGAGACCGTTGTTTTACCGAACGTAGGGATTGGCTCCATGCCAGTTCTTACGAGGAGTACGTATGTCCGGTGTTAACAGGCAAACGTTCTTATCGTGCCTTCAAGCTGACCTGTCTAGTTTCTCAAGCTCGGACAAAAAAAGTCCGTTTGAGGATCCTAGGGCGGTTGCTGCAACCCTGCTTTGCGAGAGCATCTTCAAGAAATTTGAAGATCCTAACCCGCAGGCTGAGGCCAAGGCAATAGCTAAGTTCCGTGTCGTTAATGAACGATGTGGCACTTTCAAACTCGTGGCTTCGACCTTGTGGGACGAAGACGTCATAACGTCCGTAAAACGGATATTAGACGACTTTGTCCATCCTTATGGGATGCCGCTTATCGGTTCTTATGACGCACTCTTTCATGAGGGCGCCTTAGGACCGGGAGCTAGCATACAAGGTGAAGGAGGGGACTTCTATACAAAGATGTTCTCCTCAGTTCTTTCCACGACTAATCATGCTCTGTACGCTTCGTACAGGTCTAGTCTTACGGGAATCCCAACGTGGTACCAAGCCGAAAGGCTTCGTTTTTCCACGCGGGGTACACCCCGGCTAGTCGAAGGTAATCGCTTATCTTGTGTTCCAAAGACGCGCGACATCGCTCGCACAATCTGCACTGAGCCCACACTAAACATGTGGTATCAGCTAGGTTGTGGTAACATCTTGCGCAGACGTCTAGTTCGATTCTTCGGAATTGATCTGGAGTCTGTTGCGGATGTTAACAGGCGTTTGGCGTATCTAGGGAGTAAAGATGAAAGTGGCCTCTCCTTTTCTACCATAGATCTGGAGTCAGCCTCTGATTCAATCTCTCTAGGCCTGATAGACGAGCTGTTCCCGAAATGGTTCAGCGAGTTACTCAGGGACCTCAGGTCGCCGGTTTCCCGGCTTCCAGATGGTTCTACGCTCACACTGAATATGGTCTCTACAATGGGAA